TCAGAGTTGGTCACGAGAAAACAAGAGTTATCTGATTATAATGACAAGGTATACAATTCTCCATAAAGGAGAAGTTCTGTATGAAAACTTGACGCAGGACGAATACTTTGATACCATGGAGGACCTTTCAATGGATTTTTATCAGAAAGGTTCTCCAAGACCACAAGACCTAGAAACAAAGTTTATTAAGGAGTAAAGAGCATCATGGCAGTAAAGTCAAAGACCGGGGTTTATAAAGACGGATTTATGCCCGGTAATCCGAAGAAAACTCGGCAGGGCTCGGGTAAGCACACGAAGTATGCCGCAACCTCTCGTAACGGAAAGAAAAAAGTATATCGTGGGCAAGGACGTTAATATATACATTAACTAATATTAAGTCATATGGCATGTCTGATAGCAAATCTTCCTTCAATGGAAGTATGGGTTCGTAAAGAATATCTTACAGACCATCAGAGTGGGCACGGTGAATTTGTAAAGGGCGTCTGGGTATCGGTTAAATCGATTCCTGGACGTGCTTTTTATTTTGAGACCTACTTACCAGAATATGCGGCAATGTATGATAAATTGCCCATCAGTGCCTTTGTAGCAGACCCTGAAACCCCATCACCGGACATGGACCTACCAAACCTTCAGTTCTGGAATTGCATGGACTACGGAGTTGTCTCGGTGGATAAGAAATTTATTGGTTCAATGGACTTTGAGTGCTACACACGGGACTTTGGTAATGTAAAAGGCACCTATGTCTGCACTATTGACAATTATCACCATGATCCAGACTATGTTGACTATGCCACAAGTGAAAATCCTGCCGAACATAAGTCACATAACCTGATTGAACTTGAAAATGGTCAGTATGCACTGTATCCAAACAACAGATTGCGTATTTTTGACAATAGTTTGACTCCTGTTGAACCAAAAATGCCCGATTTTAAAGTTTCGACTCAATATTATCAGGTTGAAAACGGTTTTGAACGACTTGGAATGGGTCGTGAAGACGAATATTTCTGGAAAACGGCAAAAGAACGTGAAGAAACACCCGAAGAGGGTGAAAATAAATAGTATTTTACGATTTAGGAGCAAAATGGGCAACTCTCCGGTTGATAGAGACGCAAATTACATGAGAGAAGTGTGGGGAACCGCAAGTTTGACCACAGATTATGGTTCAACACTAGATCAAATACATCAAGACAATCAAAAAAAGAAAGAAAAGGTGCTTCAAGAGATAATGCACGATGATTTGTCCGATAAAAAGAGAAATCTTCGGGAATAGGGTATAAATAAAATTACGAAAACTCTTTAACAATGGCAATTCAGAGGATATCAAGATCGTTCAAGGACATCAGTTTGTCTTTTGAACCTCATCCTGTGACAAAAGACCTTCCTATCCTAAAAAATGAGAATGCAATTCGTCGTTCTGTAAGAAATATTGTGCAAACAATCCCGACAGAGAGATTTTTTAATTCTTTGTTGGGATCTGATGTAAGAAGAAGTCTATTTGAATTTGTTGATTTTGGTACTGCTTCTGTTATCCAAGATCAAATTTTAATCGCAATAGAAAACTTTGAAGAAAGGGTGGATAGTTTACAAGTTATCGTAGATCCCATTCCCGATGATAATACTTTTAACGTAACAGTTATATTTGATATTATTGGCCAAGAGTTTCCAACACAAGAATATTCATTCCTCTTAGAGGCAACAAGATAAAATGCCTTTTACAAAGTACGCAAATCTAGACTTTGATCAGATAAAAACATCTATCAAAGATTATCTACGTTCAAACTCCAATTTTACGGATTTTGACTTTGAAGGATCGAACTTTTCTGTTCTGATAGACACGTTAGCATATAACAGTTATATTACAGCATTCAATTCAAATATGATTGTGAATGAATCCTTCTTGGATTCTGCAACTCTAAGAGAAAATGTTGTTTCTCTTGCCGGAAATATTGGTTATACACCACGTTCTAGAACTGCTGCAACGGCACAAATATCCTTTGATATAGAAACTAACGATCCCACTCCCACACTCACCCTAAAGGCAGGTATAGTGTGTACAGGGAGTGCTAGTGACACCATATTTACCTTTTCAATTCTAGAAGATACTACAGCAAATTCCATACCCACATTTGATAGTGGAGGACAATTTGTAAAAGGAACCGCATCATTTAATAACATCGACGTATGTCAAGGGATATATTTAAGGAAACAGTTTTTATATGATGGTTCTTTAGATCAAAGATTTGTTTTAAATAATTCTTTCATTGATACCTCCAAATTAAAAGTTTATATCAGTAAAGATAAAAACACTAGAGGTATAGAATATACTCTCAGTAAAAATATTTTTAATATTGATAAGAATTCTAGAGTATTCTTTATTAATGAAGTTCAAGATGAAAAATATGAACTAAGATTTGGTGATGGTCTTATTGGTAAAAAATTAGGAGAGGATGGTGATGGAATCTATATCACCGCAGATTATATTATAACTGATGGAAGAGATGGTAATGGTGCTTCTAATTTCTCTTTCTCAGGTACTTTAGAAGCTAGTGATGGTGATGTTGTTGATCCAGGAACGGTTACAGTTACCACAAATCAAATTTCCTCTAATGGTGGGGATATTGAACCTGTAGATTCTGTTAGGTACTTTGCTCCAAAACTATATTCCTCGCAATATAGAGCAGTTACTTCGAGAGACTATGAAGCAATTATTAAAGAAATTTATCCTAATACAGAATCTGTTTCTGTTGTTGGAGGTGAGCAACTAGATCCTCCACAATTTGGTACAGTACAAATCAGTATCAAACCAAAGAATGGTAGTTTTGTTTCTGATTTTGATAAAAATAGAATTGCATCAGATTTAAAACAATATACAGTATCTGGAATAAATCAGAAAATAACAGATCTTAAAATTCTTTACGTTGAGTTGGATAGTTCTGTTTACTACAATTATTCTCAATTATCATCAGAAGAAAACTTAAAAACATCTGTTACGAATTCCCTCAGTCAATATTCACAATCTTTAGATCTCAACAAATTTGGAGGAAGATTGAGATATAGTAAGGTACAGCAAGTTATTGACAATACTGATGTCGCCATTACCTCAAATATAACAAAGGTTATTATTCGTAGAGACCTAAAAGTAGCATTAAATACTCTTGCTCAATATGAATTATGTTATGGAAACCGTTTTCATGTAGAATCTCAGGGATTTAATATAAAATCCACAGGATTTAAGATTTCTGGAGAAAGTTCTACTGTATATCTGACAGATACACCCAATCTTTTAACCAATTTACCAAATAAAGAAGTTGCAAAGACTGGTTTTATATCTTTAATTAAATTTGATTCTACAAATAATATTGTTGTATTAAAAGAGGTAGGAACGGTTGACTATGAAAAAGGTGAAATTATTCTTTTCCCTATAAAAATTACAAGCACTACCTCTTCAAATAATATTATAGAGATTCAAGCATTCCCAGAATCTAACGATGTTGTTGGATTGAGAGACTTGTATATCTCATTAAACATTTCGAAAAGTACAATAAATATGGTGAGGGACGTGATTGCTTCTGGAGATGAAATATCTGGGACCAGATTTGTTAACGATTTCTACAACTCAAGTTATTCAAACGGAAATTTAATAAGAAAGTAGCATGATACAAACAGGAATTGAATCAAAAGTCAAGATTCAGGACATAATTTCCAGTCAATTACCAGAATTTATTTTGGATGAGAGTCCAAAAGCAGTTGATTTTTTAAAGCAATATTATATTTCACAAGAATATCAAGGTGGTCCCATTGATCTTAGTGACAATTTAGATGAATATTTAAAGGTTGATAATTTAACACCAGAAGTTATTGTTGATAGTACTACATTGAATGGTACTATAATATCTACCGACACTATAATTAATGTTTCTAGCACTAAAGGATTTCCAAATCAATACGGTCTTTTAAAAATTGATAATGAAATTATCTCTTATACTGGAATAACCGCAAATAGTTTCACTGGTTGTATACGTGGTTTTAGTGGAGTTACTGATTATCATCAAGATTTAAACAAGGAAGAGTTAATATTTTCTACATCAACTGCATCAGATCACAGTAGTGGTGTAACTATACAGAACTTAAGTTCATTATTTTTAAAAGAATTTTACAAAAAATTAAAATCTACTTTCACTCCTGGACTAGAAAACATTACTTTCTCAGAAAGTATTGATGCAGGTAATTTTATAAAAAGAGCAAAAGATTTTTATTCGTCTAAAGGAACTGATGAATCTGTAAAAATCTTATTTAAAGTTATTTTTGGTGAAACCCCTTCTATTATAAACTTAGAAGATTTTCTAATTAAACCATCTTTCGCAAACTATGTAAGAAGAGAAATTGTAGTTGCGGAAGCAATTTCTGGGGATATTTCAAAAATTGTAGGACAGTCTCTTACGAAGAGTAATGACGAAGATACATTTGCTTCAATTTCATCATTAGAACCTTTTACGAGGAAGGGAAAAACTTTTCATAAAATTGAACTTTACATAGGTAATGATGGAACTTCTTCCGTTGAAGGTGACTTTGTAATCACACCAAATACAAAGTTGATTGAAAATGCATCTGTAGGAGATTCTATTTTAACTGTAGATTCTACTGTCAGTTTCCCAGAGTCAGGAACTTTGATTTCTGGATCTAATACTATCACTTATACTGGAAAAAGTATTAATCAATTTTTTGGATGTACTGGTATTAACGCTGATATATCTAAAACATCAAATATCAGATCGAATGATACATACTTTTCTTATGAGAACGGAGATACTTCCAAAAAGGTTGAATTATTGCTCTTAGGAGTAATCAGTGGTATACAAGAACAAAATAAAAATTTCAAAACATCTGAGGGTGATTTAGTTCAAGTCAAAACTCTTGGAGATAAGGTAAAGAATACAAATTCCAATTGGAAAGAAATTTTTGCAAATTCTTTCTTATACAATACAAGTTCTAGATATCAAATTGCATCTTTTTCTCAGGGTAAATTTACTTTAGAATCTCAAATTGATAGATCTAGTTTAAAAATAGGAGATGAAGTTGAAATATTGGAAAGAGGCACTGAAACTGTAGAAACTTCAATAAGACCAGTTTTTATTGTCAATATTTTAGATAATAGTTTAGATTTAAGAAATAATCCCAGTTTAGACTCGGGTAAGCAATATGATGTAAGAAGAAAATTAAATAAACTCAATCACGCTGGAGCAGGATTCACAGACAATTCTTTGGTATCTGATGTTTCAAACATTTATTTTAATAATGATGAGTTTGGATATGTTGCTTCAAATTCAGTACCATCGAGCAGAAAATTTAAATTTGATGATGGCACCGACATTCTAAATTATACGAATAACTTTGGTATTGATTTTAATCTTAATT